ACTGGGCGGCCATAGACAATGAGTGCGACACCCCACCACGACAGACAGTTGATCCCAAAGGGGCTAAACCGGTTTCTACAGGCCGCAAAGCCGGATCACCAGTGGTCGCCAGAACACTTGGCGGAGTGCCGCCGGGCGCTGGACAGGGTGACGACCGGTGATGTCAAACGGTTGATGCTCTTCCTCCCGCCCAGGCACGGCAAAAGCGAGCTGGCAACGATTCATTACGCTGCTTATAGATTATTGGTGGATCAAGGTTTACGGATAATTATTGGGGCTTATAACCACTCACTCGCCTGCACGTTTAGCCGACAAACGAGACGCATCGCCAAACAGTTTGGCTTTAACTTTTCGGACGACCAGAACAAACAGAATCAGTGGTCAAGCGAACATGGCGGCGGGCTTTATGCGGTTGGTGTCGGATCTGGTGTGACCGGCTATGGTGCCGACTTGGTCATTATTGATGATCCAGTTAAGAGTCGAGCTGAAGCCGAATCACCTACCTATCGTGCTCGGGTGATGGACTGGTATCAAAACGACCTCTACACACGCCTGCACCCGAACGCTGCCATCGTCCTGATTATGACCAGATGGCACAGCCTCGACTTGGCTGGCCAGTTGCTTGAACAGGCCAATGAAGGTGGCGAACAGTGGGAAGTGGTCAGTCTGCCTGCCATCGCTGAGGAAGATGACCTGATTGGCCGCCAGCCTGGTGAGGCGCTTTGGCCAGAACGGTACAGCGTGGAAGACTTTGAGCGGATCAAAAAGACCGTCGGCTCTTATGCCTTTTCCGCTCTCTATCAACAGACACCAACACCACGTGATGGAGGCTTTTTCAAGCCTGAATGGTTTTGCATCGTTGATCCATCGCCAGTCCCACTTAACTCCAACGCATGCCGGGCTTGGGACACAGCCGCAACGGTGGGTGGTGGCGATTATACCGCCGGTGTGTGGATGAGCAGGACTGGCGACATCTACCGAATCAAACACGTTTCACGGGGCCAATGGTCACCGGCTACACGTCGCACAATCCAACGCCAGATTGCCGAGACCGACGGGCGCGAAACGATTGTTCATTTGGCACAGGACCCCGGCTCGGCTGGTGTGGACCAGGTCCAGCATGACACTCGTAACCTGATCGGTTATGGAGTGATCAGCAAACGACCCACAGGCTCAAAAGAAGTGCGAGCGATGCCGATGGCCGCTGCTTTTGAATCTGGTTCCATCGAGCTGGAAAAGGGCGATTGGAATCGCGACTTTATCGACGAATTGTGCTCGTTTCCAACCGGTAAGCATGATGACCAGGTTGATGCTGCTGCCGATGCGTTCAACTATCTAAGCTCAATCCAGCCTTTCAGATACGTCTCCTGAAAACTATGCCAACACTATTTGAAAACATCCGCAGCCGGTTCACGAAGTCGGTGCGTGAAGGCGTTACAGCCAACACCGCTGACATTGCCGCGACTTCATGGACTGTGGACATGATGACGGGCTTGTCTAACGACTATATGACCTTGGCTCGCCCGTACAACCAAGTGTCTGTGGTTCAAGCTGCGATACAGGCAATGAAGCGCAACGCCACCAAGGCGATCATGCAGGTGGGCCGATGGGATGAGGATGGAGGGTTTACGCCCGTCTATCACCCTTTGCAGTCACTCTGGCAACGGCCAAGCCCAGGCGAATCGGATGCGACAGTTCTGGAGCACCTTTATTGCAGCCTGTGCGATAACGGCAACGCATACGTTCAGGTGATTACAAACACGGCTGGCACTGCGGTGACCGAACTGATGCCGATCCCATCGCCTTGGGTCCTCAGGCCAGTCATGGGCGAAAGTATCAACGAAGTTCTCGAATATCCAGTCATGGGAAGCGATTGGGGCAGGTCGTACAACTATTCTGTGCCTGCTGAATTGATGCTGGCATTCCGCCAGGGGCGATCGACCTACGCTCAGAGCCGGGGCGTTTCAACGCTCGATTCTGTTGTGGCCGAAATGGCGCTGGTCAAGATCATCGGCCAGTATGAGACCACCGTTCTAAGCCGGTCTGGTGTGCCATCACTGATCGTCAGTTTAAAAACACTGGGCAATCTCAGTGACGCGCAATTGTCGCAGGTTCAAGCCGACCTGGCACGAGCTGTGAGTGGTAAAGCTGTGGGCCGGCCATTTGTCGGGACCAGCGAGATGGACATCAAATCGCCGGGCTTCTCGCCTAAAGATTTGTCCGTGAGCGAAATGGCCGACCTTGCGACCGCTCGAATCTGTGGTGTCCTTGGATGGGCACCCATGAGCCTGAAACAGCCTGACACCGGAAAGACATACAGCAACCTGGTTGAGGCCAACAAAGCATCATGGCGCGATGCTGTGATTCCGTTCCTCGACTTGGTGGCCGGTGAGCTGACCAGGCTGGTGCAAACTTTGCCGATCGCCTGCAACGGGATGACCTCACAGCCTGATGAATCGCTGTGTGTTCGGTTCGACACCAGCCAGATTGAGGAATTATCCGTCGATCGAAAGGCGCTGATGGATATCGCTACCGCAGGCGTGAACGCAGGAATCTTTACCGTCAACGAAGCACGTGCGACGCTCGGACTTGGCGAGATGGAAGAGCCTCCAGAGGCTGAGGCTGAGGAACCTGACGAGCCTGTAGAAACCGAGACACCTGAAGCGGAACTGGAGGCTGAATGATGGCTGGGAATTACAACCTTGAGATTGAGGCCGGCGCTTCATTCAATCGGACTCTCACTTGGACTTCCAACGGCACCGCTGTGAACCTGACCGGCAGCAGTGCCAGAATGATGGCTCGCACATCTTACAGCAACTCCAACACGACATTAAGCCTGACCACACCTTCAGCCTGTCTTTCGATCAGCAACGCGACCGGCGGAGTGATTGCAATCGCTTTGGATGCTGCCACAACTGCCAACCTGGTTGATGGTGTTTACGATCTCGAAATCGTGACCGGAAGTGTTGTCCAAAGACTGATATCAGGGACTTTGACAGTCTCACCCGAGGTGACACGTGGCTGATACAGTTATAATCACAGGCGAAAAGACTGTCACGGTTGTTACGGTGGGCGTTCAAGGGCCAGCCGGAATCAGCGGATCATCTGTTCCGGCCACAAACACCACGCTGGGTGGGATAATCGTCGGGGATAATCTGTCGATCACGGGCAACGGGGTACTGTCGGCTCAACCGGGCGGTGTTACGGCGTTTAATAATCGCACGGGGAATGTGACGCTGACTGCAAACGATGTCACGACCCTTGTAGACGCCAATTATATTCAGGTCTGGAAAGATACGCAGACCACCGCAGGAACGTTATCTCAGTTCCCAAAATACAGTTCCATTACATCGGCCAGTGGCCCAATCCAAGGCTATTCCCGTGGGCTATTGACGAGTAACACATCGGGTACGGTTACAAAGACAATTTTTGACGGTAGCTTATATTCGTCGTCCGGTTCTACAATTCTACAGTATAAGTCTATTGGGTTTAACGCCAACGACACAGGTGCTGCAAACTCGTCCAAAACGGGGCGTTTACTGGTTGGGCAGTATGGCGAGGTGTATCTAGAGTCTTCTACTAAGGTCAACGCTAACACCCTTACCACGGCTACGTTTGATTTAAATGCCACGGCTCGGCCTAGCGGAATTACGCAAACATACGATCCTCATGCGATCAGCGCAGGTATTCACGCTCGGTATGCGGTAGGGACGACTGGAAGTTATAATCCAAGTAGTTCTGCGGATAGAGTTTCTGGTGGTAAGGTAACAGAATTTGACCTTTATCCAGTTGTGCAAGTCACGCGATTTAACAACGGCACATATATTGGTCGACCCGGCCAAATTTATTTGACTGCAACCAACGATTGGGCTAATGCCGACCCAGATTTGGCGTTCGATCACGCATATGATTATAAAACTACCTTCAGTCTGGGTGAGTCAGCGGAACTGGTATTTCAAAACGCCAATCGGACATCGTTTCGCACCCCAAATATGACAGATTACTCAATCCTGACTAGGGGTTATGCCGACACTCGTTATCAGGCTGTCGGGGCTTATTTAACATCCGCAAACCTGACCTACGCCAACCTCACAAACACGCCCACAACGCTCGCTGGATATGGCATAACCGATGGTTTAACCTCGGCCAATCTGACTCCATACCTCACGATTTCCAGTGCCAACGCTACCTACGCAGTCTTGGGCCACACGCACAGCATCGCGAACGTCACAGGCTTGCAAACAGCACTGGATGCAAAACTTGAGACATCCAATTTCACTTATGCGAACCTGACAGGCAAGCCAAGCACGTTTGCTCCATCGGCTCACACGCACGCTATTTCTGAGGTCACAGGGCTTCAGACCGCACTTGATGCCAAATTACCGTCGGCCAATTTTACCTACGCAAACATCACTGGCAAGCCCACTCTGGCAAACGTAGCTACATCAGGTAGTTACGCAGATCTCACTAACACGCCAAACCTGACGTTATACCTGACAACGGCGAATGCAGCATCAAGCTACCTTCCATCAGCCAACTTTACGTATGCCAATATCACAGGAAAGCCTACTTTTGCTACGGTTGCCACCTCGGGAAGTTACACAGATTTAAGCAATACTCCTGCCGCATACAGCCTACCCACAGCGACCACAACGGTTCTGGGTGGAGTCAAGGTGGATGGATCGACCATCACGATTACAGGAGGCGTTATCAGTGCCGCAACTGGCTCATCCTACACGCTTCCCACGGCATCGACAACGGTTCTCGGTGGAGTTAAGGTTGATGGATCATCCATCGTAATAAACAGCGGCGTGATCAGTTCGACATATTCCTACACGCTTCCTGCTGCAACAGTGTCCACTCTTGGCGGCGTTCGGCTCGGAACAGGTGTTGGCCTTGATGCAAACGGGTTCTTGACGACTGATGTTAAACTCGGTGCAAACAGCTTTACAGGCACGCAAAACCTACAGGATAACGAGCTGATCCGAGCCAAACTAAGGGATTACAGCGAATCTGTCTCCAGCCCAACGATCACCAGTGGCACGCTCACGTTAAATTTGGAAACATCGAATATCTTCACGGTCAGTTTAAATGCAGCGATCACCACCATAACCATCACGAATGTCCCTGCAAGCGGTTCCGGTGCGTCATTCACTTTAATATTTACCGCAGACGGAACACCTAGGTCAGTCACTTGGCCTGCG